CTAGAACCATCAAGAAGAAGGATGGTGATCTGCCGGTATCTTTGTATGCCGCTGGTGGTCAAGCCAAGTCTAAAGTCAACGAAGCGGGTAACTACACCAAGCCGGGACTCCGTAAGCGCATCTTCAATAGTGTCAAAGCCGCAGCAATAGTAGGTACAGGCGCAGGGCAATGGAGCGCGAGAAAAGCACAAGTTATGGCTAAACGCTATAAGGCTGCTGGCGGGGGGTACAGAGATTGAAGGCTCCCCAACAATCCCTTAAAAATTGGGGTGATCAAAAGTGGCGTACAAAGTCGGGTAAACCATCCTCGAAAACGGGGGAAAGGTATCTTCCTGAAGCTGCTATCAAGGCCCTTAGTTCGCAAGAGTACGCTGCTACCACCAAGGCAAAGCGTCAAGGTAAAGCGGCTGGTAAGCAGTTCGTGGCTCAACCCAAAAGTGTGGCTAAGAAAACCGCTGCATACAGGACTTAACTATGATGAAAAACAATACATCAGTAGCTAAATCTTTGAAGAAATCTGGGTTTTATGAGACAGGCAAAAGCAAGCCAGAACGGTTGCGTATTATCAATAAAGTCACAACTAAACCCCAGCGTATAGAAATGGTTGATAAGTTATTCCTAGCCAAGAAAAAAACCGCAGGAAATAAATAATGGCACTTAAAACCACAGATACAACGGACTTCAACCTAGACCTAAACAATCTGGTGGAGGAGGCGTTTGAACGCTGTGGTCAGGAATTACGCAGTGGCTACGATATGCGTACCGCTCGGAGAAGCCTTAACCTGCTGACTATTGAGTGGGCAAATCGGGGTATAAATCTGTTTACCATCGAAAAGGGGGAGCAGGTTCTGACCTATAACGTAGACGACTACGACATTCCTGTAGATACGATTGACCTGTTGGATCATGTGATCCGTACTGGGACTGGAACAAACCAGACCGACATCAATATCTCCCGTATTTCGGTTAGTACCTACGCCATGATCCCCAACAAGAACGCTACCGGACGACCTATTCAGGTCTGGTTCCAGCGTAAGACTGGGGCTACAAGTGCCGCCAGCGTTATCCAGTACCCCCAAATCCATGTCTGGCCCAAGCCGGATAACAGCCAAACCTACACCTTTGTGTACTGGAGACTGCGTAGGATTCAGGATGCAGGAAACGGCATTAACGGTCAGGATATCCCTTTCAGGTTCTTGCCATGTATGGTGGCTGGATTAGCTTCACATCTGGCAATGAAGCTGCCAAACGTCGATCCAAACCGTATTGGGATGCTCAAAGCCGACTATGAGCAGCAGTTCCAGCTTGCCGCCGATGAAGACCGTGAGAAGGCTGCTATCAGGTTCGTCCCACGGCAGATGTTCATAGGCTCTTAAAATGCCGAATAACTTCGCATCCGGCAAGTTTGCGATAGCGGAATGTGACCGCTGCGGATTCCGGTACAAGCTGACAGAACTGAAGAACTTGGTTATCAAGACCAAGAACGTGTCGATCAAGGTTTGCCCTACCTGCTGGGAGCCGGATCAGCCACAGCTTTCCCTTGGGCTTTACCCCGTTAATGACCCACAAGCTATACGCGAACCCCGTCCGGATACAAGCTATAATTCTTCTGGAACCAGCGGGTTACAGCTTACCCCCGGCGATACAGGTTACCCAGAAGGCGGCAGTCGCATATTCCAGTGGGGTTGGTATCCGGTAGGTGGGGCGGCAGCAAATGATGGAGGTCTTACTCCCAACTACTTGACCTCGGTAGGGGTGGTGGGAACGGTCATGATTAACGTAGCGGCATGGAGTGCAACAACCAGCTACGCCCAAGATGATTCTGTTTCATACAGTAGTGGGTTTTATCTGGCGATTAAGGCAAGCACCAACCATGTCCCTACGGACATAACTTACTGGGTAGCTAACTAGGAGATTCAAATGGCAAAGATGGATATGGCGAAAGACAAAGCCATGATAAAGAAGGCTGTTAAGCAACACGATATGCAACAGCATAAAGGCAGCAAGACTTCGTTGTCACTGAAGAATGGTGGCCCGACATCTATGGCTATGAAGGCTGTTGGGCGTAACATGGCTCGTGCAAACAACCAGCGGGGGCGGTAATGACTAGAAATGACAAGGCTGAGTTCTTTGGTTGGGGCGATAAGAACCCCACCAACAAGTACACCCAACCCAGACCGAATACCAACACTATGCCAGAAGGTTCGGGATACCCGCAGACTGGGGTAAAAACAACTGGCATCAAAATCTACGGTACACGTGCTGCGACTAAGGGAACTATGGCCCGTGGGCCGATGGGCTAAACGATGAATTATTCCACGCTGTTTATGACGGTCAAGGGGTATCTGGAAAACGATTTCCCTGACGTTATTTTTGCCGACAAGGATGCGTCAACGACCTCCGCTGCTGCTACTTATACTAGCGTGGAGCAGGTCAACACGTTCATCACTCAGGCAGAGCAGCGCATATTTAACAACGTCCAGTTCCCTTCGTTGCGTAAGAACGTGACGGGGTTAACTACGGTAAATAACAAGTATCTGTCCTGTCCTTCGGACTTCTTGGCTTCGTATTCGATGGCTGTTATAGCCCCGACAACTGGGGCGTATTCATACCTGCTGAACAAGGATGTGAACTTCATCCGCGAGTCCTTTCCGGTTCCAACTGATACTGGAGTGCCAGCGTACTACGCCCTGTTCGGGCCTAACTCCAACGATGAAGCAGAACTAACCTTCATGCTGGGGCCGACCCCTGATGTAGCCTACACGATGGAATTGCATTACTTCTATTACCCGGAAAGCATAACAATAACGACTTCAGGCACAACGTGGCTTGGGGATAATATTGACTCTGTTCTCCTCTACGGATCGTTGGTTGAGGGCTACACCTTCATGAAGGGTGAAGCCGATATGATTGCGTTCTACGAAAAGAAGTATCAGGACGCATTGATGCTTGCCAAGCGTCTGGGTGATGGTCTTGAGAGACAGGATGCCTACCGCTCTGGTCAGGCTAGGGTGAAAGTCACATGATTGCCCAGACCCTCACAACTTCGTTTAAACAGCAGCTTCTGACGGCTACGCACGACTTCACTGCGTCCACAGGGGATACGTTCAAGATGGCTTTGTATCTGCCTACGGCTTCCTTGGGTGCGGATACGACTGTTTACACGGCTACTGGTGAGATCACGGGAACAGGCTATGTGGCGGGTGGGATAGCCCTGACAACGGTTACGCCCACATCTACGGGAACCACTGCGTTTACATCGTTCAGCACCGCCACGTTTACAGGTGTGGTTGATCCTTCTATTGCGGGGGCTTTGATCTACAACAGCACCAAAAGTAACAAGACTGTAGCGGTACTGGATTTTGGTGGTATGAAGATTTCTACGGCGGCAGTTCCGCTGGTTATCACGTTTCCAACGGCATCATCTACGACTGCCATCATTCGGTTCCCTTGAGAGGTTCATATGTCTATTGAAAAAGCGGTATCCACCGATACCATGTCCAGTGGGCTGATTGCCGGGACTCGGTTTAGTGAGTCTGCCTTGGCTCTGGGGCAGTTCAACTTTGAATGTATTGGTGCTGACGGCAAGGTCAAATGGACTGATATCGTCCCCAATCTGGTAGTCAATGAGGGTCTGGCTTATATGGCGGGGTCATCTTTGACCAGTGTTACTCAGGTTACCGCTTGGTTTATTGGGCTGTATGGGGCTGGAGCAAGTAACACCCCTGCTGCTGCGGATACGATGTCTTCACACGCTGGTTGGACTGAGAATGTCGGGTACAGCAACGCTACCCGTGTGGCTGTTACCTTTGTGACTGCAACGACTGCCAACCCTTCGGTGGCTACTAACTCAGCCTCTCCTTCGGCGTTTACGATCAATGCAACCTCCACAGTTGGCGGGGCTTTCCTGACCAGCGGCAGTGCAAAAAGCGGAACTGCCGGGACTTTGTTCTCGGCTTCTGACTTCACTTCGCCGGGGGATAGGTCTGTAGTGTCGGGTGACACAGTTAATGTGACGTACACGCTGAGTCTGGCGGGGTAATGTGTTTGGAATCTCTGCGTTCGCAACAACACCGTATGCTTCTCTTGCCGGGACAGCCTACGACTCGTCAGTTAGCGAGACAGGGACAGCTACAGACGCAGTGTCTGCTAGTCAAACCTTTATTTCTACAGTTGCAGAGACTGGAACAGCTACAGATGCGGTCAGTTCGCTTGTAAGTTTTAGCAGCGCGGTAACCGAGACAGGAACGGCTACAGATTCAATAGCTGGTATTCAGACGTTTATTAGTGCGGTCACTGAGACTGCAACTGCTACAGATAGTGATGTTGGGTTTATTACATTCCCGACCTCTGTTAGTGAGACTGCTACCGCTTCAGATGTAGATTCAGCACTGATAGTGTTTTTGGCGGTTGTACTTGAGACTGCTACGGCAACAGATACGCTTGCTCAGAGATTGTTGTGGGAGTTGATTGATGATACGCAGACCCCTAATTGGGCGTTGATAGGTAATACACAGACCCCCGTTTGGACGGAGATTGGTACAGGCTCCAGTACGACTTGGACGGCAATAGGAACGGTGAACTAAATGGCCCTCGTAATAGCAGATAGAGTCAAAGACTCCACGACGACCACTGGAACCGGTACGGTTACGCTCTCAGGAACTGCTGCCACCGGCTTTCAGAACTTCTCTGTTATCGGTAACGGCAATACGACCTACTACACGATAGCGGGTCAAGGTACGACTGAGTGGGAAGTTGGGATTGCTACTTATGCCTCTGCTGGCCCAACCCTCGCTAGAACGACGATTTTTTCTTCCTCAAACTCAGGATCGGCAGTCAACTTCAGTTCTGGAACCAAGGACGTATTTGTCACCTACCCATCTGAACAAGCAGCCTTCACTGGGGCTGGACAGGCTATTGTGCTGAATAATGCTACAGCTTCTGTCAGCTTCACTATTGGTACTGGGTATAACGGGATGTCTGTCGGGCCGATGACGATCAGTAGTGGCGTGACGGTAACGGTGGCCTCTGGACAACGGTGGGTGGTGCTATGAGCGTCATAATATTTGGGCAAGGAGTTTAAATGGCATCGACATACAGCACGAACCTCGCAATTGAATTGATCGGCACTGGGGATCAGTCTGGGACATGGGGGACGACAACCAATACCAACCTTGGGACATTGATTGAGCAGTCAATTAGCGGCTATGTAACCCAAGCGGTAACGACCGGCGCAGATACGACTCTGACTATCCCCAACGGAGCGTCTGGCGTTGCTCGTAATATGTATATTGAGTTGACTGGAACAGGTGGTACTGCCACCAATCTTATTGTCCCCGGCAACAAAAAGCTGTATTTTGTGTTCAACAATACAACTGGGCAAGTCACTGTAAAGGTAACTGGTCAGACGGGTGTGTCTGTCCCTAATGGTAAAAAGTACCTGTTGGTGTCAAATGGCACTGATATTATTCCAGCCATTACAGGACTGGGCGGTGCAACCGGTGGTGGAGCAGATGAAGTATTTAATGAGAACCAACTGATTGTCACTACCAGCTATACCTTATCAACTGGCAAGTCAGCCATGAGCGTAGGCCCGATTACGGTGAACAGCGGTGTAGTCGTAACGATCCCAAGCGGTTATCGCTGGGTCATTCTGTGAGGATGCTATGAGTTTAATTCTTGACGGTACGCTTGGTAT